AAAAATGAAAGTGCAGATACTGTTTGACGCTAGCACTGACCAGTTTTGTATTGAGTTAGGTGAAAACCAGAGCGGTAATCACGACTACACCATATTTGGTGGACTAACCAATAACGCAGGGTCTGGTAAGACAGGTGATATTAACTTCACTACGGTAGGGCACACTAGCGCAGATACGTACACAATTATTTTGTACATGCGTAAGAAGTTCTAGTAGTGCGTAGCTACTACAAAAAGGCATCGCCATGCCCCTCGTTCAAAAAGGGTGGTATGGCGGGCATGTCTGTAAAGAGTGGGGACAAGCGACCCACTAAGTCTGGTGCTGGTATGACAGCAAAAGGCGTTGCTAAGTACAGACGGCAAAATCCCGGTAGTAAGCTACAAACCGCAGTGACGGAGAAGAAACCCACAGGCAAACGTGCAGCGCGTAGAAAGTCGTTCTGTGCACGTTCTGCGGGGCAAATGAAAAAATTTCCAAAAGCAGCCAAAGATCCTAACTCAAGGTTAAGGCAGGCAAGGAAGAGATGGAGGTGTTAGTTGGCGTACTTGCAAAGCAACGTACCGTATTTCAAATGCTGGGTAAGGAAAGAATATACCCATAACCACGAGAAGTATCATGGCGAGTTTATTCACGCTATGGCGATTGCAGTAACGACGATGCCAACTAGGTGTTTGAGTTTTCAGGTAATTTTTACTGGAGCTGAAACATACGACGAAGAAGACGAACCCAATGTGCATGGAGGTGCAATGTGGGCACGGATGCCGATTACAGCGTTGGTAGGAGACACCCCTCTGGAGGAGTGGCCCGAGCCTATGCCTGTATGGGCAGCACAGCCTTGGGATTGCAGTTCGAGGGATCACGCTGTGTACGTGCTTGATAGAGCTACACCATGCCCTTGGCTGGCAAAGATAGACGGGGAGATGTATCCCGCAAAGTATATGTTCACAGTGGACTATACAAACAACGAGATTGCCGATGACCCTGCACAACACAAGCAGAGTCATGTGATGGAGTTACTGGATGCTGGTGAGTGGACGGGTAACATCGTAGCTCTACCAAACAATAGGGTGCGGGTGACACATCCCGCTTGGTTTGAAACGGGAGAAGGCGCACCAGATTTTCGTCCTTCTCAACACATTCACTACAGCAAGTCCGATCTGGACTACACGCTCGACGTGAACCAAGTGTTTGATAATCTGTACGCGGAGAAAGACGATGATTAGAGGTGGACGTAGCCGTGCGGCAAGCGCAGGCAAGAGAAAAAGACCTGTTTTTGGCGGGCAAGATAGCGATGCGGTAATTAAGTTTGATAGCCGGAACCCTGTCACTGCACGAAAAGAAGAAGCAGCTAAAAAAACGGCGGCTAAAAAAGCTGCACAGGCTAAGACGGACGCTGCTGTAGCCAAACGTGCGGCTACACAAAAAACAGAACGTGACGCTATGATGAGCAAGGTCAAGAAAGACCGCCCAATGCCTAAGCGCCCCTCTGCGATCAGTTTGGCTAACGCTGCTGACCCAAAAGCAAAACGCCCTACGAAGCCGCAAACACCTCCTACGACTACACCACGCCCACCAAAGGCAGACACTTCTGCAAAGCCAATGGCAAAGAAGCCACCACGCCCGTTGCGCGGTACTGTGACTGGTAAAGGCGGACGTAATGTCGGTGAAGGTAGAGACAAGCGTGCTAACGTAACTAAAGAGCAACTAAAAGATTCAGGTATGACCTTACGTCAGTACCTAAACTTCATGGATCGTGAAGGTAAACGTCCACCCAAAAAAGCAATGAGAGGCGGCATGATGAAATCAAAGATGAAAGCCAAGGGTATGAAAGCTGGTGGCAAGATGAAAACTAAAGGCTATATGGCTGGCGGCAAGATGAAAGCCAAGGGTATGAAAGCTGGTGGCAAGATGCCAATGGTAAAAGATCCTAAGACTGGCAAGATGATTCCTGCTTTTGCCGCTGACGGTAAAGGCAAGATGATGGCTGGCGGTAAAGTCAAATCTAAAGGCTATGCCAAAGGTGGCATGATGAAAACCAAAGGCTATAAAGTCGGCGGTAAGATGAAAGCCAAAGGTGGTGCAACGGGCGGTAAGAAACAAAAGGTTCGCGGTGCCGGTATCGCTCGTAAAGGCGTACGTCCAGCGAAGATGTACTAATGCGTAGATACTACAAGTCAGGCGGTAAGGTGAAGTCGGGCGGTAAGATTTGCCCGAAAGGTAAGGCGTGGGCCAAGCGCACGTTTGATACCTACCCGTCTGCATACGCAAACATGGCAGCTTCTAAGTATTGCAAAGATCCTAACTACGCTAAGGGCAGCAAGAAAAAGAAGAAATAATGGCTAAAGATCCGAAGGTAGGTACAGGTAAGAAGCCAAAGGGTAGCGGGCGCAGGCTGTATACGGACGAGAATCCTAGAGATACCGTGTCTATAAAGTATGCAACCGCTCAAGATGCTCGTGATACGGTGGCTAAAGTCAAAAAGGTAAATAAGCCTTTTGCTAGAAAGATACAGATACTTACGGTGTTAGAGCAAAGAGCCAAAGCAGCAGGTAAACATACGCAAGCAGACATTGCTAAACGCGGCAAAGAAGCCATACGTAGAGCGCGGAAGGTAAAGTAATGGGTCAGCTTAAACAGTGGCGAGAACAGCAGTGGGTACGTATCGGCACCGATGGCAAGATCAAGGGGCCATGTGGTACGTCAAAAGACAAAAAGAACCCGGATCGCTGTCTACCCAAAGCTAAGGCACAGTCACTGAGTCAGTCCGAGCGTGCCACCACAGCACGTAAAAAGAAGAAAGCTGGGGCAAAAGGTAAGACGGTGGTGTCTAACACGCCCAAAGCAAAGGTTAAAACAGCAAAGGCTGGTGGCCCTATACGCGCAAACCATAAAGGTTGCGGAGCAGTCATGGGCAACCGTAGAAAGAAAACCTTATACGTAAGAGGTAGTAAGAATGGATAAACTAGAAGTTTTCCAAAACGGCAATTTTTCAGATGGGCGTCCTGTCTTTCAAGTTGGCAGTAAGAATGAGGATGGCACGTATACCATAGTAGATGCGAGTCTGATGAGCGAAGAGGAGGCTAAGGCTAGGCTGGAACATTTACAGCCCACACCGGCTCCAGAACCAAAGAAAGAACCAGTTAAGAAAGCAGCTAAGAAAACCACAGCGAAGAAAAAATAGATGGCTACTTCTGGAACAACTGCATTTGAGATGGACTTCACGGAGATCGCTGAAGAAGCGTGGGAACGTGCGGGTCGTGAAATGCGTTCAGGGTATGACCTTCACACTGCCCGTAGATCCATGAACTTGATGACTATTGAGTGGCAGAACCGTGGTCTTAATTTATGGACGATAGACGAGGGCACGGTAAATCTGGTTAAAGACACCGCACAATATGATTTACCTGCGGACACTATTGACCTGTTAGAGCAGGTGATACGCACAAACTCTGGCGATGAGTACACGCAGCAGGATCTTACGATAAATCGTATTAGCGTCAGCACATACGCATCTATACCTAACAAGTTAACAGAAGGTAGGCCGATACAGGTCTACATAGAAAGACTTGTGGCTAACCCAAAGATAAACGTATGGCCTGTGCCTGATAAAAGCGATACCTACGTTTTCAAGTATTACCGTATGAGGCGTATACAAGACGCAGGTAGCGGAGTAGAGACTCCTGACGTGAACTTCAGATTCTTACCTTGTTTGGTCGCAGGGTTGGCGTACCACATAGCCATGAAAGAACCAGAGCTTATGGGTCGTGTGCCTATGCTAAAAGAAGTGTACGAAGAGCAGTTTAGATTAGCCGCAGACGAGGATCGTGTTAAGGCTCCGGCTCGTTTTGTACCGAGAATGCACTATGTCTAGGAGGTTTGCCTCTGCCAAGCGTGCACTAGCTGAATGCGATATATGTGGATTTCAGTACAAATTACGTGAGTTAAAGAATCTAATACGCAAGGGTAGCGACACTAATCTAAAGGCATGTCCTACGTGTTGGAATCCTGACCATCCGCAGCTAAAACTGGGCGAGTTCCCTGTAGATGATCCGCAGGCGATACGTAATCCTCGACCTGATAGAAGTTTAGGTGATGCTGGCAGTAGGAGCAGCAGACAGATACAGTATGGATTCAACCCAGTGGGGGTTGGTCGTGACCCGTTTGGACTTACGCCAAATAATTTGGTTGCGACAGGTGAAGTGGGAACAGTAACAGTAACAACTACTTAGGTGACGTTATGAAGAATATGAGCACGATAAAGCCAGTAAAAGAAGCTCCGAAGACGGATATGAAAGACGTAAAAACCACGGGGT